CGAATTTCGAGCATCCAATGCTCTCCCTATGGTTTGATGAACCTGAAGGACTGTGCCATGCCAACCGCTAGAAATCGTAGCAAGGATTCCCGTCTGTTTCGGACTGGTACCCGGTTCAACCGGATTGCTATTCCGCAAACACAGACGTCCTTTCTACGACCTTTGGTTGGCGATTGGGGTACCTGCGCAGACGTTATTGGGAACTATCCCAATGTTAACCCTTTGGGGATTAACATGAAGTCTGTCATTACCCCTGTCCTGAACGGTGAGCAATACGTCATGATAGGTGGCGGTTGGGTGCTTAACAAAGCATTTTACAACCATCCCATCGATCTGGACCCCTCACCATCAGTGAACCCGATCAACCGCATAGCTAGCCCTTCGGCTATCGAGCGGAACAACTTGATCTGGTCGGCATTAGCAAAAGCAAACCCAAGCGCGCCCACAATGAGCGTGCCGACGTACTTTGCTGAGCTAAAAGACATTCCCGGTCTTATTAAAGACATGCGGGGTGCCTACAGTACATTGAAGGAGTTTTATCGCTTCTTCATCTTCACACCGGCAGCAATACGTAGTTGGGGCAGAGACCTCCTTCGCCTCGCGGCGAAGGGCCACATTTCGTGGCGTTGGGCCATCCGTCCCATGCTGTCGGACCTGACCGCAATGCTCCGCTTCACTGAGTCCGTAACTAGGACGATGCAGAAGCTTGAGAAGCTTGCGACAGAGGGTTCATTGAGAACGAGAGTCAACCTTGGAACGAGTGCCGTTAAGGACCCCGAGGCTTCTGTGATAATACACAGTAACCTTGATGTCTGGAAGGCACAGAGGACTACGACAACCACCCAATCAAAGTGGTTCGTCAGTCACTGGCTCGCGCCAGCCAGCTTCGCGTATTCCCACTATAGCCCTTGGGCTAAGGAACTTTATGCATCTAGCATAACGTACGGAATTACGACATACGAAGCGCTCGCCACACTATGGGAAATTCTTCCATGGTCGTGGTTCGTAGATTGGTTTGCTGGTATTGGCACTTTAATCGCTGCCAATAACAACACGCTCGGTCTAACCAATGTTGGGACTTGCTTGATGTGCACCACTGAATCGAAGACACAGTGGAACATCTCGCAACGCGGGGCTTGGAGCACCCTCTCAGGTGTACCAAGCAACACGTGGTCTGTAAAGGAGCGTTGGTCCGAAGGGACCACCTTGCCTCTCGCACCGACTTCGGCCCCCATTATTGATGGGGGAAAATGGTCGATCCTCGCTAGTCTGTATGTGCTTAATCGCAAGCGCAGGCTGCGCGCGCGATTACCGTACTAGCAGAAAGGTGAGGTACTCCTATGTCCGTTGCAGATCCTACTACACTGACCCTTATTCGTGGCTCCACAGCCATGGTAAGGATCAACCAGGACAAATTCACTTCGCAGTTTCGTTTTAATGACGCAACTAGCAAGGTGGAAATGAATGTGCGGCACACCAGTGTGACGCGCGATGGCTTGATCTATGACCGGCACAATATTGAGGTGCTGGAAACGATCTATGCAACATCAACTGTCGCGCAGTATACGCGTAAAGCGTATGTTGTATTCGAGCAACTTGCTTCGGATACTTCAATCGTTAATGTGACTGGGCTCCTTTCAGGGCTCACAGCATCGACGAATGCACTGTTGACAAAGTTGATGAATTGGGAATCTTAGCATCGATACACGACTTTCGTGTAGCTAAGGTTACCGATTACCATCTCTGGACTCGGTAGGGTATGTGGACGCATGGGACATCTGTATCTGAAAGGATACTATGTCTAATCGCCATGTACAGGAGGAATTATTGTCCTTATGGTGCGCTCTCGCGAGAGATTGCGCCGTAAGGTTCCCGGCAAC